CCATTTAAGTCCGAAGACCCCAAAGTTAGTGAAAAGCTGTTTTAAGAGCTTCTCCTAACATTACCGCGCTAGACCCATAGTTAGCGCGGCGGTGGCAGCCAATTACTGGTGCTCACGTAGCCCTTTCGGACTACCTTCGTCTGCGTTCGATTACGCAGAACAACCTCAGGAAGGCCTTTATATCGACCGAAGCCAATACTAACGGCACCTCTCAAGGCTACACTTATCAGCCAATGCTGATCCTTACTTCTTTCCATCGATTGTTTATCAATTAATGGGTCGAAGGAGAGCTCTTTCCAATTCCAGCGCGCGTTCTTATGATCGAACACGCACGAGGAGGATGTTAAGTGCTCATCACCACACGAATCAATACCGGTATCCTCCTGCCCTGTGAAGGGCCTAAAGAACCGATATTCAGCGTCTAGATGTCTCACGACAATAGAGCGCTGTCGAGAAAAGAAATCTTCACAGATTCCTGATCTACGCGTGAGGTTAAGGTACTTGAAGATGTTCTGAAATGAATCCAGAGCATAATCAAGCGTGTAGGGACGTACGTCCTTGCCCCCGAACCAGTCGGCCCCGCAAGACTCGCGAAACGGACCTTCTAAGAAGGTCTTATCGCTATTGACTTTGAAACCCCAGTGACGGAGAAGCTCTATCACAGAGGTTGCATGCTTCTTACGGACGATGAGGTCGTCACCGTAGACCCTAAAGTCTACAGGTGCCGATCCACACCCGCTAGCGAAGCACGCCGCTGCAAAGATCAATGTCTCAACGGGAAAACAGAAACCATTACCCATACTACAAAACTTTTTGAACTCGGTTACCGAGCCCTCGAGTTTATAGTATCTGGATCTGGTCCTCGCCAAAAGGCGGAACCAGTCCTCAGGGAAGAGATAACGGACAAGTTCAATCGATATCGAGTCTGAAGCAGACTTTAGATCGATAGTAACATATCCGTCCTCTGAATCGTTCAACGACCCGAGTCGGGCCATATCCTGATTCAACCCTTGATCTGACAAATCGATACCAACCTGTAGCAGCTTTTTACGCAGCACAGAGTCGATACCTTTTTGCACTAGACCGTTAAGTAACGGTTCAACTGCAATGGTTCGATCGGTTTTTGCAGTTTTCGGGACGAAGCTTATGTTATTCTCCCCGACCACACGGATCCTCGATAAATAGGCAGCAAAAGCCGCTTCTTCGTCGTACGATACGAAATCTCCCCTCCTTGGAAGCAGAAGCTCCCACAGATGGTAATTTTGTCGTATCGCGGCGTAACCGTGGTGAAGGGCGCCTGGTGTCACGGTCCAGGATTCAGCAAGTATTTTCGCTGAATAACTGGTAGCATCGCCGTGTACTCCAACACTTGCGCCAGGTCCAAAGTCTGCCTTTTGGAAGACACTCCGATAGTTAGGACGCGAACCAATCACGGTTCTAATCCACCACTTAGCGGAGCCCGCCTGCTTAGCGAAACGGTCGCGAGACCTATCGCCGGACAAGATCGAGAACTTGCGATTTATCAGTCCACATCTCCTTTCGGAGGCGTGGAACGTTTGGATCGCGCGTTCCCTAGGCTTAAGATCGAGAAGATCTTTAGGCCACGGGTACTTCTTAATCAGCAGAGCAAACTGATTCGCCACAAAATGCTGTGTGGCATCGTCATACTTCTGTGACGACAATGAATCAGCCTCTTCATACAACCTCAAGAAATCCCTACTGCGTAATGCAGAAGAAAGGGGCTTCAAGAAGCCGTGAGAAGAGTGGTCCGATAGGAGACGAGCCAGCAAACTAAGATAAAACTTAGTTCCTGATTCCTTGAGACGAGCCTGAAGTAACTTCAGCCGAGTCTGCCTTGGAGGTTTCTTCATGTAATCTCCGAGACACTGTTCCGAGCAAATCGGACAGTGATAGAATGACGACGACGACTGCAATGCAAAATGCCGTTGCAGCCGCAAGTTCACGCATCGATTTTCTCAGGTAGCCCTTAGAAGGCCACCTGAGGAGTCTTAACGTGAGTCTTGAAGGACGCGCTCGCAAGGAAAGCGCCCATGTCATTCAGCAGGGTATCGACGTCAGCACTGGCAAACCCGACCGGAATGGCGACATCGATCGTGAGGATCGCGTCACCCGTCGTCGTGAGCGCACCCGTGAGGGTAAGCGTTCGAGTGAGTTTTGCTTGTGTACGACCCAAGCCGGAAAACACGTCCGTCGGCTTCGGAGCTGTCTGGCCCAGTCGGACGTCATCCTTAATGGATGCAGTCTTAATGGGGCCGTTGTAGACAACCGAAGTCGGCGAATACAAGTTCCCGGTGTAGGTCTTGGCGTTGATGGAAAGGGTCATTATGGTCCTTTGGGCTTTAAGAAGCCGTAAGTTTGAAAATGGGCTAGTGCCCAGGGTTGATGGGCCACCTCAACTAGGTTCATAAGACCTAGCCACAGTGGCTTGGAAGCTCTAAGAAAATAGATACTTACCACGCTGCGCGAGAAGCGCTAGCGCGTCCGCGACCCTCTTCGGCTTATCGAAACGGAAATCGTTTTTGATAACCAAATCGGGGAAACGGACTTTGGATCGGGTACGCGTCAACCTGCTTATATCGTATACCCCAGTGGGATATTGGGATATGGTGTAAGTCGACGAAATCAGGTTAGTACCTCCGGTCACACGATATCGATTCGTGGTACCTCGGATAGTTACCAGACAAGACCCGATATTATTCCACCCAAAAGCTGGGATGATAGCGCCGAGGAAGTCCCCGACATTCACAAACCAGTCGATAACGAAGGAGTACCTCACCAGTTCCCAAGGAACGGTGATGAGGCCCTTTGGAGTGAATCCAATATTCTCCCATAAGGAGGTACTAAATTCATCCAAAGACATAGCTCGGACTGTGACACTGTCAGTCACGTCATTAATGACGTTCATGCTGATGCCAGCCCAGCTTGTCGGAACGGTAAAGGTTTTAGAGAGCTCCATGCCCTTTTTAGCCCTTATCGTTTCCCTCCGCTTCTCAGTCTTCTTCGTGAGTCCCTCGATTATTCCCTGTATATCATTTACCGCGGGCATGATGCCGTAGCGATAAGCGAGCCACAGGTGCGATATACCATCGACAGTATATCCTGCAAATTTTCCTTCTCTCTTAGCCTGAGCAGCCTTGTTAAAGGTCTGGGATAGCCGTGAGATAGGGCGATCGAATAATCCAAAGGTCTTGTCAATTTCAGCGATAGACTCGTACAAATTCGAGTCTCCTCGACCCCGTTGACTAAGCATCTCAGTAGAAACCTGACTTTCCAGATCACGTAACGTGCCTGGGTCGATCAGGGTGACAATCTCAGGTAGTTCGGTTGTGTAATACAACTTCTTCGGAAGGTATCCATACGACCAGTTGCCATCGTTGCGTTGCTTCGACTTTTTAGCCGGAGATGCACACGAATTAGCAACTGAGGTGTAGAAGATACCACTACCAGAGCCCTGCGCATCAATGCGATCGTATATCATGTCGTTGAAGAAAACCTCTCCAGCGGCCTGACGTTTACGAAAACCCTTGATCACAGTATCCGTCATAACCTCGTATTTACCAGTCCTTACAGGAATCGACCCAATCTGCGTCCACGTTGTGTGGCTGCAAGTCGTGTCAATATTGTATTGGTATTGGTCAACGGCGGAGAAACCGCCGCGAGTACGAGTACGGATAGTCATCTGAGAACCTCACTGGGTGAAGGTCGTTTATTAGGCGACCCCGCCGCACTCACTGGGGTGTGAGTACGTCATTAGCTGCCAACCACTAGCTCACGCCGTGGCCAACAGTTTGGAAGATACCTCCGTCAGGAGGTTGTCCCTTCCGGCCCTTTTC